GGTCGGCACTGGGGGCAGTTGCCGCGCAGGGACGACTGGGCGCGCGCCGCTCACGGGATTAAAGCCGCCAAGCTGCCGCTTCTTAGTCTTGCTGCGCTCTTCGCTTTTCTCTTCGCGTTCCTCGCCGCCCGGCTCTTCAGCTTCGCCACCGCGCTCGAAACCGGTGGCGACGCGACGCGCAGCGCGCGCGCCGGCGGCGCGGGCAAGACCTCCGATTGGCGCAGCAGCGACTGGCGGACGCGCGATTGCTACGGGGCGCCGCACGACGGGGCGCACCATGGGACGTGCGACTGCAAGCGGTCGCCGCACGAGCGGGGCGACGCCGCCGAGTTGGCGTTTGACGCTGCCGCCTGCAGCCATTGGCGGTTGCGGACCTTGCGAATCCGGCGGGCAAGTCACGCCATCGGAGTTACCGGGCGGAGCCATAGCGGGACCGCCCATTTGTCTGCGGACTACGCCGCCGCGCTTGAAGATGCCGCCGGGCGGAGGCGGAGTGAGGCCGGGAGGCGCGCCGGGACCGCCTAAACCAGGGGGCATGCCGGGAGGACCGCCCATGGCGAGCTGGATTGGCGGCATTGGCGGACGCGGCGGCCCGCCGGGAGGCGGCCCACCAACAGGAGGTCCCGCCATCGGTGGTCGCGGTGGCATTGCGCCGGGGCCGCCGATACCGCCGGCACGGCCGCCTTGGCCGCCGGCATGCGAGATGACGATATTGGTCACGCTGTGTGGCTTGCGGCCTTTGATGCCGCCACCGCGCGCGTACTTGCCCATGCTGTTGGGTTGCCGATCGGGACGTTTGGGTCCGGCTTTGCCGGAGATAGTCATTGGCGAGGAGGTGCCCGCGTTCTTCTTCGGATATTTCGTGCCGCCCTGCGTGTAGATAGCGCCAGCGCCCCATGACTTGCCTGCTTTTGCGCCCAGGCGACCGCGGCGTGCCTTTATCGAGGCGTTTATTTTCCCCGCGTAAGGATGATTGAGGTGAGAGGTCATGGGCTCCTCCGAATCAGTTGCGTGATCTTATCGTGTCTCGAGATAGTGGACGATTAGTCTGCGGATCAGCCAACTCAAAGACACTTTCTTTTCTGCCGCGTCGCGTTTGATCGCTCTTAGGGTATCGGGATGTATCATGAAGGAAATCCGCGACTTATTGCACCATCTTTGCCCTTTCTGCCGAGCGATCTGATACTTGGTTTTCTCGCTGACTGCCGTCATAGCACTCGATTGGGTGGCAACGCCGGCGGCGGCGCGCCCGCCGCGCCCGCCACGCCAGGACCGAACTGTTGCGAGAACTGACGCGCGACCGGCGTAGCCAAAGGATGGATCAACGCGCCTTCGGCGAGTTGCATGCGCTCTTGCGCGAGCTTTGCGCCTTCGATGCGCTCGCGCGAAACCCTTTCCTCGCGATTGTTTTGCAGCTGGATCTCTTGGATCATCAGTTTCATCCGTTCGGAGAGCATTTCCAGGGCGCCTTTCATTTGCATATCCTGGGCTTTCTGCGCCAACTCTTGGGTAGCGAGCTGAGTATCCGCCATAGCTTTCATAGTTTTCGGGTCTGGCTGCTGGCTACCGGGCGGTTTGAGCAGCTCATCGACGGTGCCCATGCCGACCATTGAGGAAACCCGCCTAACTACTGCGGGAAGGTCCCACATAGTCGGGTCCATTTGAACCAACTGGACTAACGCCACGGCCTTCATGACCCTGATGCTATGGCTTGGGGTATTTGGATCGGCGCGCGGGACTATGCTGCAGGTTGTGAGCGCGTTTACGAGGTCCTGGCGTTCCCATTGCCGCGCCGGCGAGGGATTAGCGCATAAAAGCGCATCGGGATCTTGGATAAAGAGATCGCGTAGAAGCGAGAACTCTTCCGCCTGGGCTATATGCATCCCTTTGTGAACGCTATCGATTACCTTAACGGCCTGGTCCAACATCGCGAGCGTGGTTCCGACCGGCACATCTTGTCTTCCTTCGCCGACGGCGAGCTCGGGCGTGCCGCCGACGCGGCGCGCTTCTTCTTCGATATGCGTGGTCACCTGTACGAGGCCGGCCGTGACGTCCTTATAAGGTAACGGCATCACGTTGTTATTAATTGGCTGGCCGCCGGTATTGATACGCACGCCGGCGCCGAGGCCGACGCGGAACATCATCGTATCTTGGCGTCCGACCGTCTCGCTGTAGAGGAATCCCGGCCAGGATGAGAAGGCGGCGCTATCGAGAGCAAGCCGCCAGGCTGTGGTGATGGCCGCGGTGGCATTGCCCATGATTGCCAATAGGCCGACGCCATAGAAACCCAGGCCTTCGACAAAGGGGAACTTAACAATTGGCATGATACCGATGAAGCGGTCGTCGTTTTCCTGCCAGCGGCGGCGGACCTCGAGCACCGTTTGGCTATCTTTGTCGATCGACACCTTATAAGGCAGCGGCAGGCCGGTTATTTTGCCGCGCTCTTTGTGCTCGAACCCGGCAACATCCAACTCGCAATAGACCTCGTAGACCGTGTGCTTGTAATCCTCGGGGCGCGAGGAGAAGACGCTTAGCCCGGCGACATCTTTTTCTGCGCGCTCGACGGGATCCGGGTCGGGCGCGGCCGGCGGCTGCAGGTCGATGTCGAGGTAGGTGCCGGACAATTGCATCCGGCGCATCACGCTCTGTCGCATTTCGATACGGTGCGTGACGCGGCCGCAATCGTGCAGGGAAACCTCGTTGTCGGAGACTACGATGTCTTCAGCGTCGACCGCGCGCGAGATAGGTCGGCGCAAGATCGGGCATCTATAGACCTTTTTGAACCCTGACCCGCCGAAACCTTGCATGAAGAACATGCGGTTAGTGTCGGGATAATAAGGTTTATCGACGACGGTGAGATAGTGATTGAAATCCATCTCCAATGCGTCGGCCCAGATATCGCGATCGTCGCCGGTTTGCTGGCGCGGAAGTTGCGCCTGGGCTTCTTGCTGCAGGCGATAGGGGGTTTTTGGTGAGCTATCGTTGGCCACTTTGACTGGGCCGCCGGCGGGGAGAAGCTCGCCGCGGGCATTGGCCTGATGGCGCATGACGGCGTCGAGCAGGATGGGCGAGCGGATGGTACTTTGCCCTTCGACTGCGGTATCGGCGTCGGCGGAGGGCGATCTTGGGTTTTCGATTTTGAGCGCGAGGTGTTTTATCCCAGCGGCACGCCTATCGATCCAGTCCTGGCGGGTTTGGATATCGTTATCGATGCCGTTGAGCAGCTCGTCGCAGATGCGGGCGAGCTCGCGCTCATCGATATACTCGGCGAGATTGGCGTCGTGGGCTTGGGCGCTGCCGCGCGGTTCGCGCGCGGTTTTGCCGTCGAGGCGGATGATCAGGGCGCCGTCGGCGCGTTCGATACCGATATTTTCCGGGGCTTTTTCCGCGTCCTCTTGGATGACGACGACGACGGGATCGCTGTCCGGCGGCGTAGTAGCTGCGCCGGGCACGGGATCATCGAGGTTACGATAGTGTTCGGTGGGCTGGATGCCGTTACCGTTAGCCATCAGAACTGTTGGAAGCCTCCTTGGTCCGTGTACTCGAGCACGCCGCCGGGGTAGAGCGTCGTTTTATAGAGCCTGACCACTGTGCTGCCGTCGGTATGCTGCACGGTGACATCGGTAGCGAGCGTGGCGTGGCGATTGCGCACGTGCATGGTCTTCATATTGCGCTGAGTCGAGGCGGCGGGTGACGGCGTGACGGTGGTGGTTGCGGCGGTGGAGATATTGGTATTGGTCCTGCCGGCGGTAACGGTGGCGCCCAGCGTGTCGACCCAGCTCGCATGCACATCGACGGTTACTGCGGCCGAGGTAACGAGCTGGAGCTGATCGGATGTTGAGGTGAGTAGGATCATCGCCGTGTAGTTCCTGGCGTCGGCCACTTTGCCGGATCGTAGGGGCTGGGTATTGGCGAGCCGTCATTGAGCCATTGACGGAAGGCAAAGCCTTCGCCGGCCGGGCAGTTATTGCCGAGATCCCATGGCAAGAAGGCGAGGTCGGAGCTTCGCTGCACCATGGTGTTATCGGGCTTGGTGAACTCGTAGGCAGTAGCCATGATCAAAGCCTCGCGTCGGCGACCCAATGGGCATTGAAGTAGACGGATGCCGGGCTACCGCCGATAGCCGCCTGGATTTCGCTTCCGCTTTCGCCGAGGTTGCCGACGCTCATTGGCACGTCGGTATTGGAGAGCGACTCCCAGACTTTTGATGCTGCTCCGGTATTTGGCGAGTAGACGGAGAAGGCGGGGGCGGCGCGTTTATGCACGGAGAAGCGTGCCGGCGCGGTCATTTCCGCGTTGGTGCCGCTGTTGAGCGAGAGGCCCCACTCCAGCTCGCCGGGGGTGCTGAGCGCCTGGGGAGCGACGAGGTAGTTGTAGGATTTCTCGTAGTAGCGCCGGCAGAGGACGAGTTCCTCGTCGAAGTTGCGGGTGACGATGGTGCCTTGGGCGACGGGATTGGTTCCGGGGATGAGGCTGACGCCGCAGATTTGCATATAGTCGGTGGTAGCGGCGACGCCATTGAGCGTGCCGGTGACTGCTTCGGTTCTTGCTGGGTTCCACGAGTTGGCGCTGCCGGTGAAGGTTGTTCCGGCCATCATCACCCAATTGATATAGAGGCCGGCGGCGTTATCGATGCGCCAAGTGCCGGTGACATCGCCGGGGATGGTGGCGGTTTTATACTCCCAGGTGGCGCTGGAGTTTACGCTGAAGTTAAAGGGGTAGCAGCGGTTGACGTTGAAGTTTTCGATGCTGGCGCTGTAGGTTCCGGTTCTATTGGCTTTAACCCAGAAGCCTAATGCGATGTTTTGCGCGCCGGCGGCGCCGAAGCCCAGCCGGGCGCAGCGGTAGCCTTCGACGACGGCGTAGATCAATGCTTTGTCGCCGGCGGCGATCGAGGTATCGGCGGTGGTGACGGAGACTTTGAGGCTATTTTTGTAGCCGGCCGGGGCGTCGATAATTTGCTGGGCGGTGATGACGACGCTGCCGAGCACGTGCACGCCGAACATATCGATGGTGTAACGATTAAGGTTAGAGATGCTGTTTATGGCGTTGGCTATGCTTTCCTGGCTGACTTCCATACCGCTGTTGATAATGAGATTGGTAGCGGGGGAGAAGCTTGTGCTGATGCCGCCGCTGGCGGTGGTGAAGCCGACCTCATCGATATATTGCAGGGTTGTGCCGCCGGCCAGCGTAACCTTGTGCAACTGAGAGACGATTGTTCCGTCGGTGTGCTGCACCGTGATGTCGACGGCGCTTGAGCCGGCATTAGCGATGTGGATAGTTTTGATGTTGCGTTGCGTGGCGGCGGCGGGCGGGGCGACGATGCTGGTAGTGGCGGCCGTGCTGATTGCGGTATTGGTTCTGCCCGGCGTGACCGTGCCGGAGGTATTATCCATCCAGCTGCAATGCACGTTGATGGTTCCCGATGCGGCGGTGATGACTTGCAGGGCATCGGTGGTGGAAGAGAGAATCAGCATGGCGCGAAGCTAGCTGATTCGCGCGCTATCTTCTTGCTTGGCGTTTTTAGCGGCCAGTCTGATGCCGCGCAGGATGGCGGCGCGGGAAGCTTTATCGCGCCAGGGATTTTTACGCGAAGGCCGGGTAGAGCGCGGTGGGTTGGCGGCGATACTTATTGATGTCGACGGCATCGAGCTCGTCCTCGTCGGGCATTTGCGCGAGGCCCAATTGGCGCAGATGCACTAATGCTTGTGACATGGCGTCGGCGAGATCGTCGTGCGCGCCTTTGGGCAGCTCGGCGCATTGCGTCATCACCTTGTCGGCCCAGTCCTTGAACAGGTAATCATGCGCGGTTCCTTCGGCGGGGGCGTAGACCAACCCGCACTCGAACAGGTTTTGCACCGATAGCATGCGGGCGACCTTATCTCCTTCCGGATTGATCAATTGCACGCCGAAGTCGGCGCGGTCCTGGGTTTTCGGGTTTTGCGCGAGCACATCGGAGATGACGCGGCCGCGTCGGCGCAGCTCTTGCGCCACGGGATGGCCGGAGGCTTTATCCTCGACGAGGACGCGGTTGACCTTAAATTTCCTGCATGTCTCCTCTATTTTTTTGACCAGCTCGTAGAGCTCTAATCTCTCCGCCCAGGCCCACATCAATATGAGGCGGCGATTTTGGTTAAGGTCGCGGGCAACGCCGAGGACGACGCCGGCGGAGGGGTCGTTTATTTTTTTCTCGGTTTGTGCGGTATCCAGACTCAAGACGGTATAGCTCATCGATGGAAAGAGCGGCCAGGGCACGCCAAAATTTTGACAGTTCTCTTGGGTATAGGGCCGCCAGTGCTCGCGCTTTATTATGCCACCACCGCGCGGTGCGGGTCTTTGCTGATACTGGCCGGCGTATGCCCATGAGCCTTTTTCTCTTTCGATATTAGCGACGGCTTCCGGGCTAAACCGTTCCGGCCAGGCGAGGTCGCCTTCTTCGGTTCTTGGGTCTACCCAGCCGATGGTATTGTAGGGATCGCGGCCTATTTCGTATTCCATCGGGACTTGCAAGTGACAGTAGGGCCATCCGTTCTCTAAGATGAAGCCGCTGATATCGGCCTGGTGCACGCGCTGCATGATGATGATGATGGCGCTATCGTCGAGGTTGTTTAATCGGTCGGTGATGGTTTCTCGGAACCATCTGACGGTGTCGGTTCTAACCACGTCCGACTCCGACTGGTGAACATTGTGCGGGTCGTCAAGTATGACGGCGTCGCCGCGCTCGCCTGTACCGATACCGCCCACCGAGGAAGCGAACTTTGATCCGGTTTTGTCATTTGTTACCTTTACCTCGCCTTCTTTCTCCACCGCGAACTTATCGCCCCATAGTTCCTTATAGCTATCGTGGGTAATGAGTTTCTTGAACTTAAGGTTATCTCTTTGCGTCAATCCGCTCGAGTAGGAGAAGCTGACATACCTTTTATGCGACATGCCCATAGGGCCCCACTCGAACGCCGGCCAAAATACATTGACCATGAGGCTCTTCATGCTGCCGGGCGGGACATTTATCAGGAGTCGCGTTATTTTTCCAAAGGTGACGGCCTCGAGGTGCTCGCAGATGGCGTCGAGCAGCCAGCCTTCGACCAGCCGGGTTTCCGGCTCGATCACCGGCCAGAAATATCTTACGAAGTTGATCAGGCCGCCGGGGCGCGACTGCCGATCGCGCTCATAGCGGACCTTGAGCTCGTCCTGCAGCACTTTGAGGCTGACATCCAGCGTATCGCCGGCGGCCTGGGCTTCCTGTGGAGTAGTAATGTCGTCCATTGTCGTGCGATTCGCTTTGTACTAGGATAAACCGCATGAGCGACATTGTTGAGCGGCTGCGCGGCTACAAGAATCCCCAGGAAACTCTGCGTTGGACGAACGCGGCCTTTACTGAGTTGGCTCAAGTCGTGAGCGAGGCCGCCGACAAGATCGAGCGGATGCGCAAGATCATCGACGAGCATATCCGTGCCGGCGCCGAGCTCATCGCCGGCAGCAACCTGTTGCGCGAGGAGATCGACCGGCTGACGGATGAGCGCAACGACTATCGTCGGCAAGGCGCGGCCGAGATCGAGTGGCGGGACAAGGAAATCGAGCGGCTGCGGGACGAGGCCATGCGGATACGCGCCGATGCCGCCAGCGTCGTCTACGCCTACGACTGCGCCGCGCAGTTGATCGAGGCGCTGATCAGCTTTTTGCCCGAGGGCCAGCCGCTCGACCCGCGCGTCGCCACCGCCAAGCACAATCTCGACGAGGCACGGCGCGCGCTGCAGCGGCCCGCCACGCCCTCGCCCCCTGCCCCTATTGCCGGTTCCTCGTCGCAGTTACTGGCAGAGAGCGCGATGGCCATCGAGGAGCTTTCCGCGCAGCGCAACCGGCTCATCGCCTGCCTGCAGTCCGGGCAGATCCTGATCGACACCTTGATGACCGAGCTGCGGCACAATGCGGTGCTGCCGCTCGGCCCCACCCAGGCGCTGATCGTGGCGCATCAGGCTTTCCGCGAGCGGATGGAGGAGCTCCTGAAAAATCACTAGGGGATTGCCTCGGTGACGAACTCGCGGCACTCGCAATCGAGCACAGTGCAGCTAAGCATATGCAGCCCGTAATCATGGCCGCAGCGCCGGCACGGCTCGGCAAAGCCTAATAGATCCACCGCCCGGCGCGATAGCCCAGACGCTCCTTCCTCTCCCTCGTCTTCGCCGCCTTCTTTCTCGCCGGCTCCCATACTTCCCTCGTCATGCAGGAGAAACATCGCGCGAACCTGCCGTGCGCGATCTTACCGCAACGACAGAGCCGAAGCACGCGACGCGCTGCTCTCATTGCGGCAACCCCCGCTCGGCAAACTCCTGATCCATCTCCGCCAGCAAGAAGAACGCGACCTCCACCACCATCTTCGCCCGCCGCAGGCGCAGCTCGTCGATCTCCTCCGATACCACGCGCGGATTGCTCGGATCGCGCCACGCCGACAAATACGCCGCCAACATGTGGCTGGACACATAGGCCGCCGCCACCGGATTATCGAGCCTCGCTATCTCCAGTTGCAGCTTCTTCAAGATCCTGTCGGCAACCCTGAGATCCTTCTTTCTGGTCAGTCGCAGTTGTTCCAGCGTCTCCTTGTTCAACAACATCTCCATCCCTCCCCTGAAACTTCGCCAATCGCTCCCGCACCAACTGCAGAAACCGCTCCTTCCTCAGCAGCCCCAAATACCGCTCCGTCGCAATCATCAGCTCGGTGCGCTCGCTCCACGTGACCGCGCAATCCTCCGGCTCCGCCTCGGATATCCCTCCCCGCCTCGACATCGGTCCAAAGTTAGCCATCACGGCAACGGCAGCGGCTTCACGTTCGACATGTCATAAACCTTGGCCTCCCCCTTCTCGCGCTGCCGCTTCCTCTCATCCTCATGCGCAAACCAGATGATGTCCTTGAGCACATGCAGGTCCTTCACCAGCTTGCGCGCCGCCGCCAATACTTGCAGCACATCAAAATACGGCGCATCCCCACACGCCATCGCCTCCAACCGGTCCTCTATCCGCGCCAAACTCTTGCCAATCTCCAATACCCTCTCCGCCGTGTCCTGCCAGCGCGGCTCGCCTGCCTGCATGACCTCCTCCTCCTACCTAAACCCCCCCTTTAACTAGAGCGGGAGGCAGTCCCGTTTAACCCGAACGCACCACCTCCCGCCAGCCTGAGCGACGGCGTACACCGCCCAGACATCCACCATTTGCCGTGCCACCATTTCCACATTTCTCACCACCGCAAAAGCTCGAAAGCACCCTCACTCCCCGCTACTTCCCGCTACTCCCGGCTACTCCCCGTCACCTGCCCTCCGCCTTCGCCTTCGCCCGCTTGTCCCGCATCAGTTTCCTCAATCGCAGCCGCTCCGCATCCCGCCTCGCCTCACACACCGGACACTTGCCCCCAGAAACCTCCTTCAACCGCTCCGCAATCGCCAGCTCAACCCGCGCCTCTATTTCAGAAGCAGGAGGTGACACTACAGAAACGGCAGGGGGCACTAACGCCAGGCGCTTCCCACCCTTCAACACCCAATCCGTAACCAACAATACATCATCATCCCGCGACCACCTCCGCCGCATCCGCTCCGCCGCCTTCAATACCTCAACCTGATCCATAGCCGTTACTCGTAACCGTTACTGTAACAGCGTTACTGTAACATAGATTGGTTACTGTAACAAGACGTTACGTGTAAGTGTTACCCGTAACAAGAACCGGAAAATACACCCCGTATAAGGAGGAGGGCGTGGAGTTTTTTCTCTTTTCTCTTAGGGGCCCCCCCCCTCGAGCTCGGGGCCGGAGCTGCCGGCGATCAGCATCTACTCAGTGTGGATGCTGAAGTCGCTTCGGATGATGAAGCAAAGCTAGTCGCTTAACTCATTGATCTTGTTAGTATCATCATCGATCGAGTCAGCTTGGGGAAGCGCGGGGGAAGAAGCATAGCGAGCGATGCGATCGGCAAGGTTCTTAGACCTCTTGGCACCTTTTGGCCGTCCGACCTTAGGCTTATTGGGATTTCCTGAGATATTGGATGAAGTACCCTCAATGACCTTGGCGCTCTGGCCAGCGTCGCGCTTGGCAATCAAATCCTTAACTACTTCAATGGCTTGTTCTATCTGCTCGGTCGTCATCCCCTTGACGCCAGCGCTGTGGCTGACCTCCATTTCCCGCGGCACGAGCAATACCAGCATTTTCAAGAACATAGCAGGATTGTTGCGCATGACCTTGTTGATAGCTTTGTCGCCTCCGCGGTCAAAAGCCTTCTGTAAGGCCTTGATAGTGTTGAGATTAAGCTCTCGGCGCGTGCGGCTCAAATCTTTGATGCGACCGACTTCATATCCTCCTTGTCCGACGTGATGTGGACCGTGATGACCTGGGAGGAGAGTTCCGTCTGGTCGACGTGCTGGCGTTGTTGTTGATTGCAATGCTTTTGGCATTGAGAGGGTTAATGGGTTGATAGATACATTATAGGGAGAGTTGGAGCTGTAGCGCGCAGTTGGCCATATTGGCCTACCGCTGCGGAGCGGTCATTTGCGGCCGTCGAGGATAAAGCCATTGGGCGCAGCTGCGATGAGGTCGGCGATTAGGTCGTCAGCGGGGCGTTGCTGGCCGAAGTCTGTTTCGCGCCAGTAGCGTTGTCGGAGCTCGAGGGGGATTTCGAACCAAGCTTGTGCATTGACCAGGCCGAGGCCGGCGATTGAAGCGACGTTGTGGCGTTCTTGGGGTTTGGGCTTTTCGGTGATGTGGGCGGTTGCCGAGCGCTTGTGGGCGAGCGGATCGGTGCTTTGCTCGGCGGCTGCGGCGGGCTTGGGGGGTTTAGCGACCATTGTTGAAGCTTATGCGAGTCGATCGCGAGCGGCAAACTCTACTAACGCTTCATCGGCCATAGCATCGATCTCGGCCTGCAAGCGCTTCCTGCGATAATGCACGCCATAAAGCCGCATGTTTTCTTGCTGGGTGATAGGCTCAAGATGGGCTGGATTAACGCACAATGTATTGCGACAGTGATGATGGAGAACAAGACCATCGGGGATGACGCCTACTTCTAAATTGTAGACTACGCGATGTGCTAGGCGGAGTTTGCGCACAGTCGGCACATAGCATTGCCCGTAAGCTCCAGGCCATAACCCGGTGTTCTGTCCAGTCCATTGCCAGCAACCTGATGGCATTTTCGCAATATGCGCGAAAACCCACTCTCGATAACACTCTACAAAATCAGGTGAATCTAGTTTCCATCTTTTTTT